CGCCTAACATGGTATCAATGCCAGTCATATCTTCAACAATACCGACCTTTGCGTATTTCGCATAAGTCGATGTGTATGCAGCATCAAGTGCATCAATAACTCGTAGAAATGGACGTGATGCAAGCAAAGTATTAGACGAGCGATAAGCTGCTTTCCCCGTGCCACTAAATGGCTTTAACCATCCAAGTGGCGGCAAAGAGCAATTTATTGTACCCGTGGCAGTCGTCACGCTTGGCGCCGCTGCAAGTTTGAATGTAATTGAGTTCGCATTCGGTACAGTCAAAATACGAAACTCACCGTTGTATTCGGTTTGTGTCGCTCCCGCAATCTTGATCACCTGATACTGCATAAAGTTGTGAGCAGAACCAAAAGTGGCTGTGACTGTTGTTCCACTAGCTGTAAGTGTTGAAACCGTTTGCGAGCCAAAACCATTCACTAAACAGGCATCGAGCACATCAATCATACAGCCGAAATTGTTCGTTAATTGCGGTGCATTGGTATTGCTATGCACATAAAACTTAATATCTGTACTTGCGACCATTTCTTATACTCAATAAAAAAGGCTGCAAATGCAGCCCTTAGATTTAATTACTTTAAACATCGCGGTCGATGTCACCACGGTACATGATCTGGAAGTTATCACTTAATGTTGTCGGTTCAGATTGCTTCACTGTGCGGATACACCACAGCGGATACATGGCGGCGATGGTATTAAAGCGAAGAACGTTACCTGATACCCAGCCTGTGCCCCAACCCTCTTTTTTCAATATGAAATAAGGCTCAGATGTGACTGGATTAATTGGCGCACAATTCGTATTGACTGTGCCTGTCCCAATCTGACCAGACACTTCACCAATGATTCTGAAGTTGGTTGCATCAGTGAATACAATCGCCCAACGTTCCTGAATCGCGCCCTTATTAGTCACAGTAATCGGATAAAGTGCATCATTGTAATTAGGTGTGATTGACGCACCAGTTGCTGTGTCTGCCCATACACTATTCCACACCCCTTGCACAAACTTGGATGTATAACGACTGAACATATCACCCACCACCACAACCGATCCAACAATTGAGTTATCAGCATCATAGTTGTGAGTCACTGGCTTAGTGAAAGTCACTTGGCCATTAATCTGTACATCATTAATGAGACCCATATCTTGATAACGATAAGCTGCCGAAATTGGCGCAACAAGAGTGTTTAAAGCAAAGTCGCCGCTTAAAGTTACTTTTCCATAGTCATAGTCAACAACATACATATCAAAAGGAACTTTCACACCATTAGCATCTTCTAGCTCACACCAGGAAATACGCTGATCATTCAGATCATAAGTTTGCCCAGCTACATGGCTTGGCAACTGTTGCAGCTTGGATGAAGCAATCACCCCGATGTCACCAACTCGAAATATTGGGACCCTGCCATCAGGCGGTAAACGAGTTGCAGACAGTCCTAGTATTTCGGAATCAAGTGGAATATAGGTATAAGCCACGGCGTTATAACGAACACTGGTTGCATCAATCCAGTACGGTACATTGATGTAGGTTTTACTCGCTTCAACGTATTCAAGTTCTGGCAAGTACCAGTCCTCAGCCTCAATAGATGGTCGATTTCCACTTGTGATTTCAGTCTTGGTATAGAAATAAATATCAACAAAGCCCGTATCGTAGTTAATCAAACCATGTGCTTGTGCTGTTTCAATCACCCCCGCATTATCAGCTGTCAGTGTAAGTTGCCCGCCTGACATTGATGCAGCAACAACAGTTAAAGAACCTGGTCGAATCGGAATTGTTGGCGTGCGAAAACTGACATGCTGAATCGGCGGCATATCCGTTGTTGTCGTTAAAGACTGCAAAGTCAGATTATTATCAACACTCGGTGTCCAGCTATCAACATCAATTAGACCGGTGCCATACTGAATTGTTCCTGACTGTGTTCCACTGCCTGTCGCAGGATCTACATTGCGATAAACTAAGCCGTTGCGATCAATAAACGTATCAGACCCCACCTTAAATCGAACTGAGCCAGTCAATATTTGCTCGTTAAAACCTTGCGTTAAATCAAAGTTGAGTTTTGATGCGGTGACTTGTTTTGTTCCAGCATTTGTACCCGACGTGTCACGATACTTCACCTGTACATCAACATTAGAAAATGCTTTTAACTGTGCCGCGACCAATTGAACCGCGCTACTCTGCGGCAACATTAATGCTTCTGACATATTAAGCGCTCACATAATAAGTTTGCGGTGAATAAATGGTTTGCCAACTGGTGACATTTATAATTGGTGTGACTTCAACCGCACCCGTGGCATAAGTAATACTTCCTTGCACATTACCAAGACGATCAACCAAGTTACCTGTGATGGAACTAAGCGGCACATCAAACAAGGTGACTGTCTGAAAGACTGTTGAGCCTGTTCCACCCGATACCGGTATTTGCAGCTCTACACTATTCGGTTGAATCGCTGACCCTGTTCCAATATTGAATGTAAGCTTCTGACTTAAATCAGGTGTGACTGCTGAAACTGTCTGTGTTTTAGGATCGCCATAATTAAAGACAAAATTAAATGCCGTGTTTTTCTGCGGCAATTTATTCGGAATTAATTTGCCCACGCCAGTTGCATAATTAATGCTGCCCGTGGCATCGCCTGTGAATTGACCCAAAGCATTACTAGAAGCTGTTTTAGAAACACCATCTAATAACCATGCAACCGAAACAGAACTTGCAGCAATCGCAACTTGCCCTAAATCAAATTCAATCGCAGCAGGTAGCACTGGCAAATTTGCTCGAGCAAAAGTTGCTATTGGTGTCCCCCAAAGTAAAAGAATGGGTGTGCCGACATCAGGCAATGCACCCGTAGTCAGCAACCAAGATCCTGTTTGATAGTTAATGCTGCCTGTCCCGATTGACTCACTTGCACCAACTAAGCGCCCAGTACCATTGTCTTTTAAAGTGTAAAACTTACCTTGGGCTATGAACGAAATGCTAAGCGCACCCGGTGCAGGAATTGGCAATAAAACACCTGTCCAGTTGGTTCCCTGATTGTTTGCTGTAACAGGCAAAGCGTAAGATTCAAACGGCTGAGTCGGCATCGCTGCTGGCTTAAATGTCATGTTGATTGATACTGTTCCTGTACCAATCGCATTAGTCCAAACGATATGGCCCGTTTGATAATCAATCGTACCGACTTGTGTGCCAACACTGTTTTTAAGCAAGCCACCTTGGTCTGTGATGGGTTGACCAAATAAAGTAAATGTCAGACTTGATGGCATGACAGATGAGCCGATATAAAGGTTTTGATTTACTCCGACCGTGGCTGGAAAGTTGGCAGTGATTAATCCATTATTCCCTGGTACCAAGATTGTACTTTCACCTGCGGCATTCACATCCACAATTGGCGACTCAGTTTGAGCCGATGGAATCAACTGAGAAAAGATCGAAGCCGCTTGGATCGTAAAACTGTTTACAGCAACATCATCGGCAATTTTGACACTTGCATAGTATTTACCCGTATCAGCAACAATCGTATCTCGAATGATCGTTGGCGACTTAGAGCCTTTATACCATTGTGATGCTGATAACCCGATAAAATCACGTTCAAGCGGATCATTAATCGAATATGTACCCAACTTATATTCAACCTGATCGCCATCAACTATCATCGTTGCAAGACGTGTTTCAACTTTTGTAAGTCGCACATATTGCTCAAATTCAGTTGATAATCCCTCGTTTGAAACAAGCACAATCGTATCACCGACACTGCTTTCAGTATCCGTTTGAAACATGGCTACTTGTATGACTTTCATACCCTGCCACAAAGTATCTAGCGGCGTCCCTGCAATTTGACCACCCTTGGCAAGATAGTTTTCAACCCGATTGGACGCACTTGAACGCACATCAATATGGCTTTCCGTACTGAACAGTAATGCTGAGACACTCGGATCATCAGGATTCTTTGAAACAAATACGGTTGATCCCATCAAGCTTTCAGTATCATTATTATTGATGGCTGGAAATATTTTACGAAGCGATACACGCCCCATAGTTCTATCAAGTTCCGAAACATCAGGAAAAAGATTATTGCTTTCACCATCAATCACAACTTGACCAGAATACTTGCCGCCACCGTCACTGGTATCTGTCAAACGCTCAGACTTGTACAACACAAGGTTATTGGTCTCAATTGGCATTTGGCACCTCGATAAATTTTAACGTGACTTCGTAATAGTCACCATTTGATACTGTTGGAAATCCCATCACTGGTTTGGCATTAATCGCACCCTCAGCATGATTAAAAATCACATTGAATTGGCGAGTGTCGTGTGGGTATTCAAAAGACAGGGTGAACTGCTCACCTTGCAATGTTGACCAGTATTGAATCATTGATAGATCAGAGCGTTTAACCCATCCCTGACCATCGGTGGGTGACAATGTGATAGGTCGTCCAGACTTCTTCTTACCCTCTTGAACAATCAGCGCACCATCAATTGCACGCTCTTGATTCTGTTCGATCGGCTTCCAGTCAAATTCGTCAGACCATAAAAAACCGTTCTCTAATGGAACGGTCTCATTGGTTGTTTTGCGTTTAAGTTTCATTACATTGCCTTTTTAGCTTGTTCTAGCTCACTTAAAAAGTCATTCATTAAATTCTGTTGGCTAGGGTCTCCAGCTAATTCAAGAGACTTACCGCCGAACTCGATTTTATAAGTGACTGTTTTAGCGCTTGAGCTAGGAACATTTGCTACACTGGTGTTGACATTAGGCGCTTGAATGCTTGGTGTTTTTGGTGAAGATACTGAGCCAGGCTTACTCTGTAATTTCAGGATATTGTCCATCCAGTCTTTAGAGGGATTGGCACCTATCCTAGCATCAAGCATGGTTGATGCAGTGCCACCGTTCAAAACATCACGCAACTGATTGCCCATAATTACCAGAGCTTCTCTTTTCAGCTCCTCTGCACGACCTTCTTTCATGCCGCCTGCAATCAACTGATTGTAGAAGTCCTGTGCCATTGTTGCGTTATCAGTCAAAGCATTCCCTAAGTTTTTGGCAGTTTGAGCTGATTGCGCTTTACGCTCTGCACTAATCTTCGCGATAGCATCTTCCCACTCTTCAAGACTAGTTTTTGCTTCTTCTCTGGCAACTCGACCCAATTCACGGAAGCCTTGCGCTGCTGATCCGCTTGCAGTACGCCCAACGTTTTCAACTGAATTGGATAGCTCGTCCATTGATTTAACAGATGCTTTGCCCGTTTCATCAATTTGAACTTGCAATCCAAGTGATGCTGCTTTTGAATTTGCAGCAGAAATACGTGCAGCATCACCGCTTGCATAAGCAGCATCTATAGTTTTTTGATAAGCCTTTTGTAAATCAGCTTGTGTTGCCTGACCACTATTGCGAACCATTTCAAAATCCATCAATGCTTGCTTAGCTTGTAATGCGAGTTGTTCCTTAGTCTGAATACCGAGTCGCTTAAACGCTTCTGTTACTTCGTCCGTTGTCTCTTTGACTTTTCCAGTTTGAATATCCAAAGCCAACATGCCATTTTCAACTTGTCTCGTTGAAAATACGCCCTGAGACTCAAACTCTTTAAGCTTGGCTTTCGCAGCATCTATCTCAGCCTGTGATTTAGCCGTTTCTAACAACTTCACCCAAGCTTCATAGGTAACATCAGCAGCTTGCTTTCCTTTAACCCCCATCAACTCAAGGTTATTGGTGAAGTCATTAAGTGATGTGGCTTTTTTTGCAAACCCCTCTGAAACCCTGTTTAATGCAACATCAAGATCAAGCCCAAGATCAGCAGCACCCTTGCGAGCCTGTGCCAATCTTGTATCCAAGCTTACAACAGCGCCGCCTGCCTCTTGCTCAATCGCTTTAACAATCGCCTTGCCAGTCTTATCAAACTCAACTGCTAGACCTTGCGCCGCCACACCTGCTTCGATAGTTTTCTTGGCAGTATCACTTAAAGCCACACCGCCTTTGGTTGCCGCTTCAATCTGTGCTGTTGCCCAATCCTGTGCAGCCTTTATTTTCTCATCACTGATTTTCTTACTTTCAGCCTGATAAGCTTTTTCTTGCTTATCAACCTCAGCCAATCCTGCCAATGCTGCATCTATGGCTGATTGATCGCCTGATTTACGTGCATCAACTAATTGCTGTTGCAGCTTGATACGCTCATCACTAATGGTTTTATAGTCTGTAACGTGCTTAGCTTCTTGAGCTTTTAAGTCTGCAAGTGTTTTTTCGTTATTGGTAATACGATCTGCATTTTTTTGTTCAGCAGTTTTACCAATTTCGTTATAAGTCTCAACTACCGCCCACTTATGCTCTTGAGACAATCGAACAATATCTTTTCCGTTTTTTTCAGCTTGGGCGAACATACGATCAGAAGCATTCATTGCTTGCTGTGCGAGAGTATCAAACCCAAGAAAACCCAATATTGCCGAACTTAAAGCATAAACCCCACCTGCCAAAAACTGTATAGATGCTAAAATTGTCTTAAAGCCAATATTCAACCCAAAAGCCACATCACTTACAGCCGCCATAGCCATACGCAACATATTCATTAGTGTGGCTAAACCACCAACGTTTTCACCACCGCTAAAAAGAGCTGCAAATAATGGGGACACTGCATCCAAAGCAGTAGTGAAAGCACTCCAGATGGTTGTTCCAAACTCGGCAACATTAGCTATTAATACTTTCACAGTATCGTATGCTTGGCTTAGTGCTGAACGTATCGCTTCTATTGTAGATGGGTCAATTTCAGACAATTTGTCTTGGAACCATCCAAAACCATTAGCGACATCATCAAAAAATACTTTCAATACGTCTAAATTGTCAGCAATTGTTGAAAGTGCCTGTGCAACCGTTGCACTAGCACCGCTCGCTTGGTCCATCTCACCGATTACGATTTGCCAAGATGTAGCGATTTTTTGAAGTGCATTGCTGATAGTTAAAGGCATTTCAGCATACTGAGCATCCACACCTGCTTTCTGTTTTGCTAAAGCAGCAAGTACACGTTCTGCTGATAGCTCCCCTGCCTCAGCCATTTTGCGCAGTTCGCCAGTTGTAACGCCCAAGCCTTTTGCTAAAGCTTCTGCGAGACCGTAGCCACCCTCCATGATGCTGTTAAATTCTTCACCACGAAGCACACCGCCCTGCATGGCTTGGATAAACTGGGTAACTGCTCCTTCGGCTTCTTGTGTACTACTACCACCTAACTGGATTGCTTTTGTGACTGTACTCGTCATATCCAAAGCAAACTGTTGCGATTTACCCATGTCTTTTGCGACAGTGTTTAAGCGAGTAAATAACGTTCCAGTGTTATCAAGTGTAGAATTTGTTTGCAGTGCAATTTGATGAACGCCTGCAATCGCCTGTTCAAAGTTGCCACTGTCTTTTGTTGATTGCTGAATCTTTGCGGAGAGCTTTGCATAACTGTCTGCGGCTTCTGCTAGTTCCTTTACGCCTAACCCAACACCAAGCGCAGCCATAGCACCTACAAGCGCATCAACAGCAAACTTTGCGCCGTTAATTCCTTGGTCAAAGCCTGTCGTGTTGGCTCGTAAGTTCAATAAGAAATCTAAGCTATTTGAAGCCATTTCACTTTCCTTTAGGCGTAAAAAAACCTGCCATTGCTGACAGGTTCGTTTAAAACGTATTACGGTTTGTTGGGTAAATTAGGTATTAAAAAAGCGCCCTAAGGTGCTTTGGAGTATTATTCAACCATCGAGCCACAATGTTTGCATTTTCTAGCATCGTAACGAATAAGCTCGCGACAATCAGGGCATTGGATCTGCTGAACATTGCTATGTTGTATTTGCGGTTGGTGTTGTTGATTTTTTGCCTGTGGATTATACAATTTTACATTACTACTCCCGCATGCACTACACCCCCTTCCACCACGTCTCCATATCATATAAATAATGCCTGGTATAATATAAAAAAATAACAGGATTATAGTGATGAAAATACTACCCCTTAACTTAGTAGCTCCAACATGCCCACACGCAACACATTCAACCGTTTGGTTTGCCATATTATTCTTCTCACTTATTATTCACATCAATTTTAAAAATCTCGCCTCTGCAAACCCATACAGTGAATGCCTGCATATCAATGTCATACTTATACTCAGTTGCAGCACAAGAGAAATTACCATCTTGGTAAACAAAAAATCTTGGTTTTGGTTTACCCATCTTTTGCAATAGACTTGCTTCACTATCACCAAGCTTAACCAGCTCAGTTGATGAGCGCATTGAGTTTGTATCGCGAGCAAATACACTTGTAGATAATAAAAAGGAAACAACCCCTAATAATAAAAACTTTTTCATTGTGTTACCCAATTGTTATTAATCTCACACAATTTAACAAATGGTCGGAATCAAGTCATTAACAGATTTTCATTATTTTTCTAATTGTTTAATGCTCTTATCCCATTCTTGTTTGCTTGAATGCATCGCAATACGCACTGCTATAGCTGTATTTTTAATATTCTGTCGCTCATTTTTTTGAGCTGCTTCAATATATTTCAAGAATGCGCCGTATGGCATATTTAAAATATCATCTGGTCTATGACCGCAACTAATCAAGTATTGAAACGAATCAAACCAAGTGACCTCGTTTATCTCAGTTCTTGATCTACTTTGTTGCTTCTCTTTCTTAAAGAATGCTTCATTCACTTGAATGATTTTTAAAACCAGTTCAGCAATCGCATCCTGATTTGCAATATGTTTTGCGAAATTCTCTGGATCAAGTGAAGTGACCAAAGAACAAAGACCCATGATGTTAAAAATCTCAGTTCCAATTAACGTTGTGATTGTTTCTATTGAATAACTGTCTAGCTTTTTGATTGAATCCGCAAATTGAGCAAAATGATTCAAGTCTTTTATCTTAATCTGCTTTACTTCGATTTTCTGATCAATGAATGTATGTTGCAACGATTCATTGTTTAAAAGAAAAAAGTCATTCATAGAAAAAATCCTGAAATACAGGCACATGAGAAGCGGCTATAGCTTCACAAGGACGCTAATGCGCCCCTGTGCCTGCAAGTGTTGCTTAAACTGGTGCTGCAATCTGCACGATACGACCAAACAAGCCAAGACTTGAGTCGCTGCCTTTCTCTGCATCAGATAACGCCATGCCGCTGATTTCATAAGAACCAAGTTCTTCATGAATCAATGGGAATGTAGCTGAAGCATCTTTTTTAGTACGCCACAACTTCACTTCGACTTTGCTATTGTCTACTGTGTTAATACCACGGAAAGTAAGTTCGTACTCTTTACTGTCTTGGTCATTGATTGTGGTAACTGAAGCTGTGCCTGCGGTAAAGTCAGCAGTTAATGGCATGGTTAAACCAGTAACATCATTAAATGTGATTGTGCCAAAAGCTGAATCAACTTTGTATTTTGATGCATCAACAACAACTGGCGTTCCCGTTGAGTCTTTAATCACCACATTTGAGACATTATAACCGCCCAGTGGGACTTCAACACCGACAGCCACAGTACCAAGGCTTTTCCCTGTAACTGCTCCACCTGCAATTGCGGTTGCGTGACCATTTAGAATATAAGCAATATTTTCTTTGCTCGCTTCTTCTAAAGTACCTTTGAATTTCACGCTACGAGTTTTCGTCATCATGAAATCAGTAGTACGTTGACCCGATGTCGACTCTTGATGTTCAATCACATCGCCATCCAACTCAATTTCAAAGTCTGGTGCATTTCCTACATGACGAGCTGTACCCGCTACGCCTGCGACAATTGGCGATAAATATAATTTACCTTGCAACGAAATATACTGCTTAGCCATTGGCCTTTACCTCTTTAGGTTTGACAACTTGAACTTTGACTTCCTCAATATTTCCAAGTTGTTTGTGTTTTTGAATTTCTGCTTCTGTTAAGCCACCAATGAAGTCACCTTTTGCCCATCGCCCGATTGGCTTCAAAGCTTTGTATTGCTTTGCCATAAATACCTCATGTAAACATTTGTATTTCAAACATAAATGGAAAATATGCAAAGCCTGGTGAGCTTCCGATCCGCACAGGTGAGTTTGCTCGCTTAAACATTCGATAGCCTGCTATTTGAGGATTAAACCCTTGCAATGTATCCAATAACTTTCGAATGAATGGATCTGCTTCTTTCCGAAGTGAGCTTGTATTTTGCAGTTGAGCCCCTGCGTCACGAATACATAGCACTACCAGCCATTGCTGAAATATAGTTGCGGAACTTCCATTGCCCACACTTTCACTAACACGATCATCAAAATAAATCACACTGACTGAGGGTGCATTATTTGAACCTTCAAGCATTGCCTCTATCGTAAATGGCGTATTAACTTCTACAAGTTCAGGCATATCTGTTTGAATTCGATCGACCAAAACAGGCTCAACTGCGAAGTAATCTTGAATTATCGTCATAGTTACACCACAAAAATTCCAGTACCAAATAGGTGTGTTGGTTGGTCATCCTGCACAGGAAAATTCAAAACAGCTTTGCCAGTTGCAATGTTCTTAAGCCAACTCATCACATCTTCGTAATCAAGCCGAACAATTTCCGTAGGCTTATCCTTGTACAAGTAATATCGTGCAACTACCGCAACGGCACGCTTAACTGGTTCAGTAGTAACAGGTAAAGGTAAGGGATATTGAACAGCAATATAGCCATTCACCATTTCTACAGCATCCGAAATGGCTTGTTTGGATGTAGGTGGGTTAGCTCCATCTGTCTCGGCAATATTGCGTTCAAGTCGGACGATTTCAGCTTCACCAAAACGACCTATAAGCTCGTCCCGTGTTAAGTAAGACATTTAATCCACCACTCTATAAGTAATTGATTGACGCAATTGACCTGTATCAATTAACGGCTTGCTGCTTCCTTTACGCTTGATTGTTTTGGCTTTCAACGGCGCAAATTTTCCATTCACCATGAACATCTGCACATCTGCCGCAGCTTGCATCCCTAAAACCTGCTTAATCTTTGTAGGAGTGGTTCTAAGTAAAAGTAAGTCCTTTACTTCTCCCAACAAATATTTGCCATATTTACCTTGGTTCAGTGTGATTGATGCACGTAGAAACGATCGCTCTGGAATTTTGCGGCTAGGTGCACCATATTCATGGATTGCAGCTAAATCAGGCATTGTAATGGAGCGCTTACCACCACTTTTGGATGTAATACTATGAGCACCACCAAATACACCTATTGATACCTTTCCAGTAAAAATGTTAGCCTGCTTTTGGAACTGTTTTAAAATCCAATTCGGATTTTCTGACATTTCAACTTTGACTTTGAACATAGCCACCTAGCCTTTATTACTTAGCTGCTGTATCAGCTTTACCACTTGGCTTAGTTTTCTCAACCTCAGATATGAACAATTCACCTGATTTTTCTAAAGCGTTAAAAACAGGATGATCGACTAAAGCTTCATGTTGCTCATCAGTGATTTCAACTTCTGCACCTTTAGGCAATACAACTGCTCCAAATTTGGTACGTGCTGATAGGCGACCCATTTCACCCTGATATGTATATTTCGGCATTTTCATTGCTCCAAAAATGACTAAAGCCGCTTAATTGCGGCTATTTAGTCATGATTTGTAAATTGCTTAATTAAGTTTTAGGAACGTCCATATAGCGCAAGCTATCAACACGTTTGAGCCATACACCTTGATATAAGTAATAACCCGGTGTGAATAGATCAAGCCCATCAGCTTGAGGTGCTAAGAATTCCAACTCTTTTGGAATACGCATTTCAATACAAGCTGGATCACGACGATAAACAGTAATACGGCGAATACCACCTACCCCCATCGACTCTGTACGACTTGTTGCACGAATAGTGAGTTTTTTTCCTTCAAGTGCAAGCAAGTTATTCTTAGACACCCATTCAAAAATAGTAGTTTCTAGATTATCAGCGATACGTCGTTGAGTCAGAATACGCATTAAGCTCGTTGGAAGAATCATCGTATCTGGAGTGATTACGGGATTGAATTCACTTGCTTCAATCGCATCAGACAAGATGTCATTAATGTCTGCAAGGATTTCATCCGGTGTTGCAGTTTCCCATGCCTTTAATGCAGTCTGAACATTAACCCCAGTTTGGTTAAACAAACCACGCAAACCTAGATTAAGATCACCCACCCAAGCAATACGCGACATATGCTTTTCAAAACCCAAACGAGCAGCTTGGATCTTGTCAGCTTCAAGAGTGATACCGGCTTGAGATGCTGTGGCCAATTCAAGAATTGAATATTGATAACCAATTGAGCCTGATCGAACGCCTAAATCAACGTTGTCATAGAATACTTCGGCTAATGGAATATCAACGCCTGTACCGCTATGGTCCTGACCTTCACCTACGCCGTTTTTGCGTTGTAATGTGTGTTTGGTCCCCACCACTGCAGGGAAATTTGATTTCACTGGAATATACGAAGCGTATTCAGTTGCTTCAGTCATTTGTGGCGTCATTTCATTACTTGTTTCTAATTGAACAAGTAAAGTCACCAAATTTTTAAGATTAAATGCATCACCCGCCTGAGCTTGCATAATTGGTGCAACACCACCAAAAAGGGCGAGCTTTCGATTAATTAGTTGTTCACGATTCATGTATTAAGCCCCGCGTAATTGAACAATAGCCATGCCATCAGCATTCGAAATGCAATCCCAAGTAGCACCGACTAATTCCGTGCCATCAGTTGCACTAGTTTGATATGAACCCAATGGGTTGTTAGTGGTTGCATTCGCTGTGCGAACGTAAACCTTGCCACCAGTCGCCGTAATTGGAACGGCGGGTTTTACCCAGATTCGACCGACTCGCATAATCGGCGGCACATCGTACTGCTGATATGCTTCTTTGCCACTTGAATCAGTACCGTTCTTGCCGATGTGTTGATGCACAACGATACCGATAGGACGCAAGCCACCCCCAACAACAGAACAACGAACGCCGTCACCTGCATCACAAGCGACTTGACCATCATTTAAAGTGCCTGCCCCTGCCATTGGCATAGAGCGCACATCTTCAGGCGTACTTTTAAGGCGTTGCCCGACTACCGCCACTTTTGAATTAAGCTGCATTTATTAGCTCCTTAAATATCTTTTTTCCAAGCTGTTGTTTTGTCATAGCCCTGTTCTTGTGCAGTTGTCGTACCATTCCCGCCTGCTGGTGAGGTATTTTGGCTATCACCCGTAAAGAAACTATTAATTAGGTTTGACGAGGTTTGAGTGCCACTGGTTGCAACAAGCGCACGAAACACCATGTCGACTTGCTCAGGCTTAGCGTCGCCAACCGTAACTGTTCCCAAGATTGCACCCACGATTGCATCGCCAGCTTTGGCAGTAATAGCCTCACGCTTAATTTGCTCACAAGAACATCCATCCGTTTTGACATTTGCATTGAGTTTTTTTGCATCTGAAATAACAGTCGCTCGCTCATTGGCCAATGCTTCCAACTTTTCTGGTGTGACTTGATTGGCTTCAAGCGTTGTCACTTTTTCAGCATTCGTTTTTGCATCCGCAACAACTTTATCAATCACTGCCTGTACTGCTGCCAATTCAGAAATTGAAAATTCCTGATCGCCGATTTTGATTTTTGAACTTACCGCTTGTTGTAATGAAGCTAATAAGTCTTGATCTTTCTTGAGTGCCGCTGTTAATGCTGCATTATCAGCAACATCAAAAGGGATGCCATTTACAATGATTTGCATTGTTTTCTCCGCTGGATTTGGTTGTTTTGGGTTTTGATCGCCAATGCGGCAATCGCCACCGCAACGGCCATATTTGACAAGGGCAACATGATCGCCGTAGAAGTTTTTGAACTCAGCTTGGTACGGCGTACCATCTGGTGAAGTACCAGTAATGAAATGAAGTTCAGCGCCGTAACCTAAAGACAATTCCAAACGCTCTTGGCTTTGGATCTGCTGAATCACATCACTGTCTTTAATCAGCAAATCACCAATTAGATAATCCCCATCACGGCGAACATTGAATAATGTGCCGATTGAATGAGTTTTCCATGTCGCTGCATTGATAGAATTGCCCGGTGGATGATTGTCCGTAACATCTACACCTTGATAACTCTGAATTGTTTCAGGTCGAAATAGCTCATCGGCTGAACTAAAAACATTAATGACCTGATCAGGCGTATAGCCCTCTATCCCATTAAATTCGGCTGCGTAGTATTGGCGTACCTGAGGTGCTTTACCGAGTCGAGCATCTTTGCACAATAAAAAACCCTCTGGGGTGAGGGTTCTTGTTGATTGAGCAGGTGCAAAGTCACCTAACTTTAAATGTAGCAAATAGCGTTTCATTGGCTTTCCTATAGGCAATAAAAAACCCACTTCGGATGAGTGGGTTTAGTTACTCATTATTGTTTACTGTACTGGGTTTCCAGAATCAACTTTGCGCTGCCATTGCTTGCTCTGGGGTCTTGGCATCCTTATCAAATAAATGTGCTGTGTAAGGTATTGGTACACATCGGCATCGAATTGGAATACCTGGATGTCCGTCTGACGGCGGATTATTCCATGCGAATATCAAACCATCTCGTAAGCGGTGGGAATGTCTTACACGCTCATCATGACTCGTTGACCAAGTGTAGTGAGTAATACCAAGCTTTTGCTGACGGATCTGAGCAAGTCGCCCGTTGATTTTTCCAAGCTGATCAACCGCAATTAACTTAGCGCGTGAATCAGTAGAATGGCCAATATCCAAAATCGATTTTTTAATCTCATCGGAACGTTTACCAGTCTGTATCCCATCAAGTACGGCGGCTTCGACTTTATCTAGGTATTGCTTAGGTATTGACTGGATCAGAGATACATTTGCAGCAATAGCGCTATCAACTGCATCTTGTAGATCCTCATCTCGCATCAAGCCAGTAAAATCCAAACCAGTAGACTTTTGCAACATTTCAGCTATTTGCTTATCGCTTGCTTTTTTCTGCTTCAAAACGATTTGAGTTGCAAGTTGTGTTGCTATTAGATCAATACTGTTCGTGATTTTCTGTTTTAGATTTCCCAGTGCATTTTTAACACTGGAAAATATGCCATCTCCGATATGGATCTCGATTGAATCACCCATATTGAAAGCCAACATCGGATCAATATCATCTTTCACACCCTTTTGACATAAATGACTAATCGATAAGAGTGCTTTGTAATATTCAACCTCAGTTTTCTTAGAAATGAATATAGGTTGCGGCTTTGCTTTGCGTCCTAACTTTGTTTTATGAGCTTGCTGAATGAGCGGTTTAAGGTTGCTGAGAATTGTCATCTATTTGCCCCGCCAAATCATCGAGCGCTTGGATATGAGCATCATCTAAAAAGTCGTATGTACCATCTTGCTGAAGCTGCTTCGCAATCATTGCTTCAGTGATAATGCCTTTTTCTAAATATTTGATGTCACGCTCAGTGTTGTTCTTCTCTACTTCAGATCGAGTTTTTACATCTAGCTGCCAGAGCGGATAGAACACAAAATTAAAGCCTGTTGGTATCGCTCCAAACAGGCTTTTAAACATCACGGGGAACACCCTTTCTAGTATGGGTCGTAAAATCCAGTTTTGCTCTGTATTGACTCGATCATAATAACTGCGTAAATCAAACTCACCACTATTATTCAAACCTGATGTGGTTTGACCAAATAGCAATGTATAAGGCAT